CTGGGAATTCGGATCGTACGCCATCATGGCTGTCCCGGGCTGCGTGGACGCAGCCTCCGTCTCGTAACGGAAGTGAAGCTTCCGAAACCGGTAAGCTTCGAAGCCCGCAGCTTCGCCCGCCAGCCACGGGAACAGGAACGAGTTGCCAGGGTTGATCCCCTGGTTGACAACCGCCAAAAATGTCCCCGTCGAATTGGCAAGCAGGTCCGAAACAAGCTCCCCGCTCGAAGGCGAGCGGATCACCGTGCACAGCCGACCTCCGTCGCGCGGTGCACTCCGGATCTGCGGGTTGAACGTCCCCGTCAGCATGCGGCCCATGGCCACAGGCGCAGCCCTGTAACTGCCCGACTGAGCACCAGCCTGCTTCTTCTTCTTCCTCGTCTGTGTCGGCTTCGGAATGGAGGCATTCTTCGCCGCTCCGGTCTTCTTGTTCGACATCAAACACGAATAGTATTAGTCTAACTCGTGGACACCGCGGACTAAAAACGCGGGACTGTTCATCATGCTCCACCCCCTTGGGGGCTCTCCCGTGCAGTCTCTTGGCTTTCCGAACGAGCAAAGCTCGTCCTTAGCGTCGAAATTTTTCGATCTTTCAAAATCTAATACACCGGGTGGCGGAAACGACTTTGGGAGATTTAAGCAGCATGACCCACTGAGACAGCAAACGCGACGGCTCGCGCTGCATTCTCCTTACTCCGGTCAATGAACGGTTTCAAACGTTCAAACCACCTCACAGGGTGGATTAACAGGAGCGACTTCCAATGGAAGAATCAATCCTACAGCGCGGGTAACAATTCCGCGCAGTAGGGCCCAGTACTCAACCGAAAATCGGGAGTAATTTCGGCTCGCCTCTAAAGGGAGCCTCGCGTGAAGCGCACGGCGTTCTTGAACGCCGCGGGCGAAGTTTTTAACATTCCGGAAAGCAGAGATTCAATCTCAATCTGCAGTTCCGGCGTGATGCCGAACGCGCGAGCAAAGCTCAAACGTGTTGAATCGGCTACTTCGGGCACCTCCTGCCCCACACTGTTCTTGCGATAAAAGTCCTGATCCCACTGATCCAACAGTGACAACTTAATGCCTCTGTCGCATGGGTACATGCAGTGCAATTTACCAAGGATAGGAACCCCGGCATACACATGCTTGTAGCTTGTAGCAACGGACGAAAGGTACTCGTACATCTCTGGACCTTTGAAGTGTTTCGTAACTGCAGTCATGGAGCAAAAGGCGGCAAGCGGTTTCTTCACCAGCTTTGGGCCTCCAGGCAGCTCAACAATCTTTGCACGGCAAAAGACGATTTCTTCGGGACACTGCGCAGTGCCTTCAATTTTCGTCTCGAGGCCAAGCCCGACCATGCGAGCCAGGAAATTCCTGATCCGCCGCCCGAGCCTGCGTTTTGGAATGAAGATGATCGTATCATCCCCATCACAATAGAAGGTCACGTCATCCGCACACCGGAAAGCGTGGAACAGAGCAGCCATCATGACGACCTTGTTCCCGCTTGAGGTGCGGCCGGTGCCAGAGGCACGGTTTCCGTAAATCTTCCCTCTTAATGCCTCGCTCCCGAACGAGATCACGTTCTGAGCTTTCAACACTTTCTCCAGTTGGGCCACATCGCAGCCCTTCTTCCGCCAAAATTCGAGAAAAGCAGCGCGCTCAGCAACAGCCAGGTGGCCTTGGGACCCGTCGAAGGACGACAGGTCGATGCTGAGAGCGACGCAACCGGGACGAAACATTGCTGTCAAGTCCTCTGCCCGCTGGTCGAGGGTACGACCACTTGCGAACATTCTGCTGCCATCCGTATTGCGCATCTGCTCAAGGCAGTGCTCAAGAGGTGATCCCCAACGGAGTTCCTCAAGGATGGGCGCATTGGATTTATGCCCATCCGGATGCCAGATGATCTGCGGAACAATGGCTCTCGGGCGCGCACTTGGCGTGAAACACGAGAGCACTTTGCTCCAGACCAGCCAGATATCGGCTTTCTCATTCTTGACGAAAGGATCAAACGAGAACCTCCCACACAAGCCCTCTTCGCGCTCCATACGTTCAACAGTCTTGAACGCTGCAAGTCGTTTGGCACCGCTATACGCAAGCGGGACCTGACGCAGTAGCTTTGGCTCGAGGTTAGGATTAACATCATAGACCATCCGGTACACAAGTCCAAGACAGTTTTTGTAGTCATCCATAACCACGGGCCGCGGCATAAACGGACGCGCGGGGTCGGCCGCCCGATGTCGGTTGACAAAGGAGTGGCCTAAACAGTAGGGGCACGCACACGCGATCATACGACGGTGGTCTAGCCCTCCAAGCAAGACGGTGATCTCGGGCAGCGGCCCGCCGTCAAGCTGGAGAAAAGTGCGCGGGGCACGTGTTGATATCGGCACTTCACCGAGGGTCAACTTAGTACCGTAAGGGCCAGGATGACTTATCCTGATGCCGTTAGGGAACTGAGACCTGAAACACGCAGATGCCTCCTCGCGCACAATCAGCGGCGAAAACCCTCAGTGCCAAG